TAGCCAGAGCGGCATCGTCGAGGCCGGTCATCTCGGAGGTGCTGGTCTCAACGGCCTCGTCCCAGTAGAACTTGAGGATGCCGTTCTTGCGGATCAGCGCGTCCTTGAAGGCCGAGTGAAGCTCCAGAAAGCCGTTATTGTCGCTGTGGAAGATGTAGTTAACGTATTCGGTCGCCTGCATGGCGGCGGGAACGTCCTCGGCGCTGCGGGGCGCAAACTCAACAGTCTTGTCGGACGACGTGAACACCCGCATGAGCGACGGCATGATGGCCTGCACGGTGTCGCGCACGTCCATGCTGACCACTTGGCTGCGGCCTTCCTCCTCGTCGCCGTATGGCTCGCCGCGGTAATATTCTGTCGCGCGAGCGCGAACTGGCGAAACAATGTTGTCGATGAAGTCGACTGCGTCGTCGATCTCGTTGCGGAGGATGCCTTGCAGCTTCTCGTCGCTCATCCACTCGGGGTTGATGAGTTCCTGCACCTCGTTGGTCAGTTCGCTTGTTTCGTATGCCATGTCGGCTCCTTGGAAGTCTTCTGTGACAGGGTTTCGGCGCGTCGCGCCTCTTCCTGAGCAATGCGCTCGGCCTCCTCCTCGGCCTGCCAAGGTCCGAGAGACCTGTGATTAGCGCCTACGATCTTCATTTCCACCCCGCTCCGGTGATATATCTCTGGAGTATACCCGCTTCTTCTGGCGACGGCATCCCCCCAGCCTCCCAAGTCCAGCTTGGCATCAGTCCAATCTTCTGGTCCGCAAAAACAGTGTCGCCAGTGTTGGCGGTTCTATTTGAAAGCCCGTATGGGCCAGAGTTGAGCCAGCTATTCTGGCCACGGGTCTCGCTCGTCATAGCACCGCGAGCCTCCGGCGAATACATACGTGAGTGTTCCAAGAATGCCCGCTCCTCGCCCTGACGGCGGAAGAACGGGTTTCCAGAGCCAAAATGCCCGAAAGCGTCGTGAACGGCGCGGAAGGCGTCATTGGCAACGGCGTCCTGCTTGTCGCCTATTCTTCCGACCCGCTTTAGCAATGGATTTGCGGCAGAGTCAAAGTAGTCTGACCCCGTGTCGGCTCCGTATCCGAAGTCAGTCGGGAAAACCCACAGGCGGCCATTCTCGACGAGGTCTTGATAGCCCAAGGCCGGTGACGCGGCGTATGGGTCTTGCATTCCCTCACGCAAAAACTTGAACTCGATGCCGCTGTCTTTTAGGGCATTGTATTGATCAACTGTCTCCTGAACCATTGCGTCGTATGCCCGACGCACTGCGGGGTTCGACGGATCGTTAGCCATCATGTCGTAGGCTGCGGCGATCATCCGCGCCCGCTCCTCGCTAAATGGCGGGTAGGCGTCAAAGCCCCGCGTATCCATGCCGCGATCTGCCATGTATTTGCGGGCGGCATTTTCGATCTCACTGATCGGGCGGGCCTCAAATTTCTCACCGCTCGGCATCTCAACGGCTGACGGCTTTCCTGCGGCAGATTTATACGCCGACGGCGCGGACAGGCGCTGCCCGACCATGTAGGTCTGCGCGGCCTGCTCGCCGATACTGGGACGCGACAGGACGCCACGCACGGCGCTGCGGCCCAGTGCGGCGGCGGGAATGGCGTCAATCAGGCCAAACGTCATGTCGCCAATCGTGTTGCTCATGTCAGCGCCACGAGCCGAAGCGTAAGCCGCATCTCCGGCGCGGATCAGGGACGGTATGATGCCAAAGTCGCCAATGGCCATAGGCCGATCCTCGGCGTTTGTTGGGCGGCCTATGGTGCGGTCGGCAAATTGAAGCCCCTCGCGCTGCAACGCCTGCTGCCACAGCCACTGGCCCAAGCTGAACGGCGGGGCTTGCCTGATCTCGGCTTTTGGCCCTGTAGGCTCTGACGCGGCGGCATAGCTATCCCAGAAGGCCCGCTCCTGATCTCGGGCGGTCCCGTAGTCTACGCCAAACCTGTTGAATCGAGGGTCCGCCACTTCTAGTAGCCCACAGACTTGAGGTATGTGTCGATCTCGGACATCGCGGGGTCAGCCTCCTGCGCCGAAGCAAGACCAGCGGACCCTGCAAGCCCGATCAGGCCAGCGCCGCCGCCAAGGATTGACCGGCGAGGTCCGCTGTATGTCGCCCAAGACGGCTGCAAGTAGCCTCCGAATTGCTGCGCTTGCTCGACGATCATCTTGCGGGCCTGATCGGCAGTGATCTGCCCCTGATCCTTCAAATCCCATATAGAACGCGCCGACGCCACAAATGGATGATTTCCACGGATGCTGGGCGGCATCAAAGCGCGAAGCTGCTCCCATGTTATGGATTGCATCTGACGCGGAAGCCATCCGCCAATGTCTTCTGCGGCGCGGGCTGTTGCGTCGGCGTAGAGTCCGTAAGCGGCGGTGCTTCCCGTTTCCGGCGCACCAGCGTTTGACCAAGGCATACCCGCCTTCGGTGCGGATTGCCCAGAAAGCCCGTGGCCGACCTCTGGGGCCGAGCTTCCGTATGGCATCAAGAGGCCACCTGCAATCTGGTGCGTGTCGGCTGTTACGTCAAACGGGCTTTGCGGCGAGTAGATGTTGTTGAAGAAGTTTCTGACCTTATGCTCAGAACCGAGGTAATCGGAAACGGCACCAAGCGAACCATCGCTCTCAAGGATAGATATGGCCTTGCCCATATTGTTGAAGCTCTGGTGGACAATCTTTCGCCTATCGCCAGAGCCAGATGTTGCGTAGTCCAGAATGTCGCCTTCTGGCGACACTTCCCTGTAGTCCCTGCCGTGCTTCGCCTCATCGTAGGCGCGTAGCCACATGGCCTTTTTCGCTGGAGTATCCATCGCTCCATACGACCAACCGCGAACCTCATTTTCAAATATGGGGTTCCGAGTCCACGCTGTTTCTCCCGCCTTGTCTGCTGCGCTTGTCAACGCAACAACGTCCATTTCTGGCGTCCACGGCATTTGAGCGTTTTGGTTTACCTCAGAAAATGACTTGATCAGACGTTCGCCAAGGCCGACGTTCTGATACCAGTCCTTTTGCGGAGACAAAACAGCAAGAACCCCTGACGTTTTCTCCGGCGTTGTCCCAAACCTATCGGCAAGCTCATTGGCGATCCGGTTCGCGCCGTCATACCACTTGGCACTCTCCTCGGTGATGCCCGACTTATCAGCAAGTTCATACAAGCTGATGATGTTGCCCTTCATGTGTTCAGTGATATTTTCGGCGGTTTGCGCTGGGTCTTCCGAAAGAAGACCCTTCATGCCGGAATATGTCCGCGTCATCATCTCAAGATTCTGAGGTGCAGACGGGTTCCGAAGCATTGTCTGCGTGTCGGCGACTAGGCCACCAAGTGCGGGGTCTTCCAGCCCTCTCGTTGGCAAGCGCGTCGAAACGCGAGCAAAATCCGTCGGAAGAAGGCCGGTTAGTTTTGATCCAAAGCTCAGAAGTCCCATAGTGATCCCCTAGAACGTGTATGTGCCGACTGCGGGGTAGCCGTAGCCACCACCGCCCGTGCCGGTGCCGCGAATGTTGCCAGAATACGGGGGCAGAGGGTTGTGGACCCACGGCAGGCCGCCTGTCGGGATGACAACTGGAAGCCTACTCGCAGTTGTCGCGCGGGTGTAGTCAGGCCCAGTCATGTAGCTGTCATAGATACCGCCGACAAGCGGGAAGCTCGGGCCGCCCATAGATAGCGGAGACGTGAACATCCCTCTGGGCGCTGTTGGCATATTGACCGGCGAACCCCAGTCGCCCATCGCAACGGGGCGGGGAGGGATGTTGACGGGTGCGCCCCAGTCGCCCATCGCCACGGGGCGGGGCCGAGCCTGCGGGCGGATAGACGCAGCGGGCGCTGCGGGCGCCGCAGCCCGCGTCGGACGCGCCATAGGCCGAGCCGCTGCGAGCCGCTCCTGATAGCCCAGAGGGCGGAAGCCGAGGGCGTTGGCGAGGTCCGCGAGCATACCGCCCTCAAAGCGCTGACCGGCACGGCCACGGCCACCGCCGTCGAGCATATCGCGTAGGGCGCTGACGCGCTGGTCGCCCTCGCCGTAGCCCCAGCCGCCACGCTGGCCGCCCTCACGCCGGTCGAGGATGTTGCCAACCATCGCGGCGGGTCCGCCACGAGTGGGCTGCTCGGTGTAGGCGCGGGACTGGCGATACTGCGCCTCGCGCCCTGCGCCCTGCGTGCGGCCCAGAGTGGCTGCGGTGCGGTCATAGTAGCTAGCGTCGCGATCCTTGAGGCCAAGCCCCATCGCCAAGTCGCTGAATAGCCCCATGCTGATCCCCTAATTGCTTGCCAACACAATAGCAGGCCCGAGCAGACAAAAAAAGGCCGCTGGGCATGGCGAGGAGAGGTCGCAGCCCAGCGGCCAGTTTCCTCAACGCACACAGGCAGCGAGCGGAGGAGCGCGAGGGAGGATCGCGCACCGCCAAGATACGAAAAATGCGGCCAGTGGTAAAGGCTCAAAGAAAAGTGCGTTGAGGTGCGTTTTTTTGCGCTGACCCTCTTGTAATATGGGGCAACTGCCCTTATATCTTAGATATAGAGAGACACAGGGAAGGAAACAGCATATGCCCAGCATCGCATCAATGAACAAAGCCGCCGCCCGCGCCGCCGCAGAACGCGCTCGCCGCAACGCTCTGACGCCAGCGCAGCGCGAGGCTGAAGATAGAGCGCAGCGCGAGGCCGATGAGGCTAACCGCCAAGCTGCCGCCGACCGCTTTGAGGCCCAGCGTGCCGCCAATCGCGCCGCAATGCTAGACGCTGGCGTCACGCCAAGCGCACTTGCTGCCGCGAAAACGATGTGCGCGACCAAGCGCGACCGCGAATTTATAAACAGCATCATTGACCAATTCGGTGAGCGCGACCTGTCGCCTAAGCAGATCGCCATCGCCACCAAGATCGTTGCTGCAAACGGGGTTTCGTCGGACAGTATAATCATCCCCCGCTTGGCATACAAATGGTTCGGCGCAGCCTAACAACGGGGGGGCTTCGGCCCCCTTTTTCAT